AGTTGAATTAATAGAGGTGGAGTAAATGGAATTAGCAAAGAATAGAACGATTGAATTTAAAAATAATAGATTATATTACGTTGTAAAAACTGAAGAACAGAAACACTTATTGCCAGTTGAAGATGTACACGAAGCTGAATACACAGGCACACCCTGGAAACTCATTGTAAGACGTATTAAGTATTCTGGTTACAGTCCTGAAGAAGCTTTATTTGAAGAGTACAACGAGCAAGATACAGAAGCGAAAGAGAGAAAACAACTATCTCAATTGGAACATGAGGACAGAATGAGGTTAGTTAGATTAGAACGACAAAAAGAACTTAATCTAAGACGCAAGAAACCTCACTTGTTCGAAGTGCCTCAAGTACACTCTCGTGGTGAATGGTGCACGCACCTTATGGAAAATGACATCTTTCCTAGAAAGGTGGTTAGATCATGAGCATTAAAGATTTGACTGTAGGAGAATATATAAAATTATCTGATAGCAACAACAAGCAAAGGTACGGAAGAGTTTTGAACGTGTATCAAGATGTATTTTATTTAAAATACGTTGCAATAGTAGAGATTGATGGCGTTGGCACTATAGAAATAGACGATAACTATGACTTTATCAGTGTGCCTAGACCAACTAGTAAAGAAGTTGAAAAGACGTTAGATGACAAGGTTGATCACCCGTCACATTACACGTATGGAGATATAGAAGTTGTAGATTTCATAGAGCAAGTCACTAAAGATTACAAACCAGAGTTAGCTTTTGCTATTGGTAACGTAATTAAATATATAAGTCGTGCTAATCGTAAGAACGGAAAAGAAGATTTAGATAAGGCACGTTGGTACCTGAATAGAGCGTTTGAGAAGTGGGAGGGTTAACTATGGTGTATATGTACGAGCCATTTACTCACACAGTGACTAAGACAGAACTATCTCATTTGCACAACATTACAGGTATTCCTCTCAATACACTGTGGTACCAAAAGGAACGTGGAACATATAACGATAAGTTGAAGTGCTTCTTTACCGACACTATGCCAAGAGTGAATAAGAAACAGGAGTTCAACGAAAGAGTTGTAGCAAAAGATGAAATTTGGAAGTACAGCGAGAAGTATGATCTATACGTAAGTAACTTAGGCAGAATGAAAAGACCTGATGGTAAATATAAATTTGCGAATGGTTGTAACGGTATTTCCACAGTTATTTATAAGAATAAGAAGTATCGTGCAGCAGATATAGTATATGAAACGTTTATCGGTAACTTGAGAAATGGATTACATGCGTATCCGAAAGACAGTAGATACAACAATTTTACGGCAGATAACTTATTCCAGTCTACATTACAGAAATATAGAGTGTATCGCAGAAATAAAGGCATATCTAAACCAGTATATCTAGTAGATAGCGACAACAAAATTGTAGAGGAATTTGCAAGTACAGTAGAAGCTCAAAAATTGTTATTCATAGACAGACGCAACATTGCTAGAAAGTGTAACCGTAAACATGTAAGTGACGGATTGATGTACATGTGGGCCGACGAATACGAGAAGGTAAATGCGTAAAAATACGAGGAGGATATAAATGACTAAAAATACATTGAACGATTTAAACAATCACTTATTTGCGCAATTAGAAAGATTAAGCGATGAAGATTTAAAAGGTGAAGAATTACAAGAAGAATTGAGTAGATCAAAAGCAGTTTCTGATGTAGCTAAAAATATTGTGAGTAATGGAAATCTGATTTTACAAGCTCACAAATTTAAAGATGAACGCATGGACGCTAACAATCATTTGCCAGAATTACTGGAAGAAAGAAAATGAGAGGTTTTAAGTGGGAACAAAAACATATTGATTATGTGAAGTCTATTTATAAAGGACGGTATTTGAGAGAAGTAAGAGATATGTTTAATGACAAATTCGGAATGAATATTAGTAGTAATGCTATCAATGCTAAGATGAATCGTTTAGGTGTAAAAAGTGGTATACCAGCACACGGAACTAGAAAATCACATGGCCACTTACACAAACCTATCGGATCTAAAAAAATAGGCCAATACGGATATATCCTTATAAAAGTTGATGATAAAACCAATAATCAAAAAAAGAATTGGCAACTATATCATCACTATATTTGGGAAAAACATTACGGAAAAATACCACCTCAACATGCCGTAATATTTTTAAATGGAGACAAAAAAGATATAAGGATAGAAAACTTAGAAATGGTACCTTACTCAATATTTCAAATGATGTATAAAAACGATTTGATTTACGACAATCCAGAATTAACTAAAGCTGGTATTAATATAGCTAAACTATTAAAAAAACAAACTAAACGTTCAGTAAGGGAGATGAAGAAACGATAATGGATTATATAGAACAAGCTATAAAAAATAAAGAGTTAAATCAATGTTTATTCTTATTAGAGCAAATATTGGATGATTTGGAGGTCGACCATGAAGGATAACAGGTGGATAACGCTAAAAGACGAATTGACGCAAAGGTATATTGAACTTCGTGGCAAAAGTAATAAAATTTCAAACGATTTACCAACTGTTGAAATAGCGAATATATTAGTTGGCAAGAAAGTTGTAAAAGAACAATTACAGCGTATGGACGAACTCGACGGAACGCACGAGTTTAAAAATTTATTAAGTGATTTGGAGCGTGGTAGTGATGGACAATAGAGAGTTTATCCAACGCTGCATAGTATCATCTACAGCTTTTACAGGACACGACGGGTGTTTACTAATCAAAGAGCTTAACGAAGTATATCGCAAAGCTGAGTTGTACGACAAGATAGTGGAAAGTAATTCAAAGAGTTTAGTAGAAAATGGAGGAACAGTAAATGACGGCATTCCATGTATTGGTGCTAATTATAATTGGTGCATTTATTGCAGACTATGTAAGGTTACGTAAGGAGAAAGCTAAATTAAGGGTTAACGTAAGTATTCTTGCTGAGCATGTTATGAAAGATTACGGAGCAGAGTACACATATAGACTTATCAATTACAAGGAGGAACAATAAATGACTAATCAATTAACAGTAGATCAATTACAAGAGTTACTACAAATACAAAAGGAGTTTGACAGTAGAATACCAACACTTAATTTACAGGATAGTAAGATTGCTTACGTAGTTGAATTCTTTGAATGGTTTAATACATTAGAAACATTTAAGAATTGGAAGAAGAAACCAGGTAAACCGTTAGATGTGCAACTAGATGAATTGGCAGACATGTTAGCGTTTGGATTAAGTATTGCGAATCAAAGGAACATTAAAGAAAAACATACTCATGAAGTTGTTGATAAGATTAATGTCTTAAAATACGAAAACGCATTTGATTTTTATGATAAAGATTATACTAAAACGTTTTTAACTGAAATTAATAATTTAGTGAATGAAAAGAAAATAATTACACCATTACATTTAGTTTTAGCTATCGGAAAAGTGCACTATTCTATAGACCAACTCATCGACGCATACAAAAAGAAAATGGAGCGAAATCATGCAAGACAAGATGGAACAGCAGACGCAGGAAAAGGTTACGTGTAAGAAAGACATAGTAGCAGAGATTAAAAGAATACTCGGCAAGGAGTGAATAAGTTGATTAAACGAATATTAAAGATTTGGTTTACTATCGCTATGTATGAGTTAGGTAAATGGATTGGTAGAGAGTTGTATTATAAGTTAACTGCTAATGATGAGGTGGAAGTGCCTAAGGACTTCGACGAAAACGACCACGCTCATTTGAACGGCATATACGGAGGTTATTAATATGTGGGGCGTAATAGCAATCATTATATTGGTGTTGCTTCTGTTTGGCTCATTACTTGAACAGAATGATCTAAAACACCAGTTAGAAGTGAAAGATTATGAGATTAAGACCTTGAAAGACAAGTTGGAAAATGGAGGGTAAGTATGATAACGATTGAACGACACGATATAAAGAAATTAGAAGATTATATCAAGAACATAGAGCGATATAGACGAGAGTTAAAAGTGAGAGAGTATGAACTACTAGAAAACCACGAACCCGAGAATGTAGGAGCAGGTAAGAGTAATATGCCAGGTAATCCTATTGAGAGAGAATCAATTAAGAAGTTAAGTGACAATCGTTATAACAACTTACGTAATATTGTAAAAGGCGTAGATAAGCTTATATATGAATCGGATGAAGATACGCAAGACTTAATGCGTTTGAGATACTGGGAATGTCCTATAGGTTGTAGTGAGTGGGAGGATATAGCTGACTACTTCGGCACAAGTAAGACGAGTATATTAAGACGACGTGATGCAATGATAAATAGATTGGCAGAATTCATAGGCTATGTGTAGGGTGGACTTTTGAAGTGTGTAAGTCCGTTTATAATCAATGTATTATGATATTGTAAGAATTACCTCACAAGACATAGTGTTTATCCTTTCGCACTATGGTGGGGTATTCAATTCAAAGTGATTGGATAAGTGCTTATCGTCTTTATAGACGTTGCGCATCCGATTGCTTGACTATCCGTCACAATGGCGGGTAGTTTAATTGAATCTTACAACACGGCTTCCGATACGATGATATGAATACTTGACATGTAATTTTTCTCCTCCCTTAATTAGTTATCCGTGAGAACACACGGGTAACTTTTTTATGTATTGATGTGACATAGAGGTGTGACATGAGTACATAAACTCAAATAAATAACAAAACATAATCATTAGGCACTGTTTACGCAGTGTCTTTTTTATACGTCAAACAAAGGTGTTTAACCGTGAGAGTAGGTGGTAATATACGATGACGAAACTGAACCTTAAACAACAAACATTTGTTGATGAGTACATTAAGACAGGTACTGCTTATCAATCGGCAATTAGGGCTGGTTATAGTGAGAAATACGCAAAATCAAGTAGTCATAAATTGTTGGAAAATGTGGGAATAAAAGCAGAAATAGACAAACGAATGGAAAAACTGAAAAAAGATTCAATTGCAGACCAAGATGAAATACTTCAATATCTCACCTCTGTATTACGTGGGGAGGTAACAGACCAAGAGTTGATACCTATTCAAGTTGGCAGAGGCGAAATGGAAGTAGAAGAACTAGAAAAAAGGTCAGATACTAACGCTAGAACTAAAGCTGCAGAATTATTAGGTAAGCGATATATGATGTGGACAGATAAACAACAAATCGAAACGACTGCGATGGTGCATTTCGATGATGATATCAATTAAATTATCCGAACTGTTACCTAAACACTTTCATGGACTGTGGAAAGCTACTAAGGACAAAGAAAAACTTAACATAGTAGCTAAAGGTGGACGTGGTAGTGGTAAGTCCTCTGATATATCTATCATTATTACACAGTTAATCATGCGCTATCCTATGAATGCAGTTGTAGTACGTAAGACGGATAATACATTAGCTACATCAGTATTTGAGCAAATTAAGTGGTCGATAGAAGAACAAAAGGTGTCACACCTGTTCAAAGTTAAAGTGTCGCCAATGGAAATCACGTATGTACCTAGAGGGAATCGGATTATCTTTAGAGGGGCACAGAATCCTGAACGATTAAAGTCGTTAAAAGATAGTCGATTCCCTTTTTCTGTCATGTGGATAGAGGAGTTAGCAGAATTTAAGACAGAAGATGAAGTCACAACAATTACTAACTCTATGTTACGTGGTGAATTAGATGACGGATTATTTTACAAGTTTTTCTTTAGTTATAACCCGCCTAAGAGAAAACAATCGTGGGTGAATAAAAAATACGAAACCTCATTCCAACCAGATAACACATTCGTACACCATTCGACGTACTTAGATAATCCTTTTATATCTAAACAATTCATACAAGAGGCAGAGAGTGCTAAAGAACGTAACGAACAACGTTATCGTTGGGAATATATGGGTGAAGCTATCGGTAGTGGCGTTGTGCCGTTTAACAACTTGCAAATAGAGAAGATACCTGATGACTTATACAAGACATTCGATAATATACGTAATGCAGTTGACTTTGGTTATGCTACTGATCCACTAGCATTTGTACGTTGGCACTATGATAAGAAGAAACGTATTATCTACGCAGTTGATGAACACTATGGTGTACAAATAAGCAATAGAGAGTTTGCTAACTGGTTAAAACGTAGAGGTTATCAATCTGATGAGATATACGCAGATAGCGCTGAACCGAAGTCTATTGCAGAGCTGAAACAAGAACACGGTATCAAGAGAATTAAAGGTGTGAAAAAAGGACCTGACAGCGTAGAACACGGGGAACAATGGCTTGATGATTTAACTGCTATTGTGATAGATCCTAACAGAACACCTAATATAGCGAGAGAATTTGAGAATATCGACTACGAAACTGACAAAGACGGCAACGTAAAACCGAGATTAGAAGATAAAGACAACCATACGATAGACGCCACTAGATACGCCCTAGAGCGTGACATGAGGCAGAATAAACTTAGCATACTTACGTAAACGAGGTGATTAGCATTAACTGGCCATGGGATAAACCATATCACGAACAAGTGGTAGAACAAATCAAACCGAAGTATGAAACGCAAGAAGAAATGATATTGCGCTTAGTTAGAGAGCATAAAGAGAATATAGACAATATCACAATGGGCGAAAGATATTATAATCATCACCCAGATATATTAGACGCTCCTTTCAAAAGAGATGTGAACGGCGACTACGACGAAACTAAACCAGACTGGCGCATGTATACTAACTACCATCAAAACTTAGTAGACCAGAAAGTAGCATATGCAGTTGCTAATCCTGTGACATTTGGTGTAGATAATGACAAAGCATTAAAACAAATACAACACACACTTAATCACAAGTGGGATGACAAATTAGTGGATATATTAACTGCTGCAAGTAATAAAGGTATCGAATGGGTTCAACCTTATGTAGATGAAGAGGGAGAATTTAAAACGTTTCGTGTACCTGCAGAACAAGCTGTACCTATTTGGACTAATAAAGAAAGAGATGAACTGCAAGCGTTTATCCGTGTATATGAATTAGACGGAGCAGAACGCGTTGAGTATTGGACTAAAGATGATGTGACATTCTATGAGTTGAAAGAAGGACAACTTATCCCTGATTTCTATCGTAGTGAAGATTATATACAACCTCATTATTATCAAGGTAATAAATTGATGAGTTGGGGACGTGTTCCTTTTATTCCGTTCAAGAACAACCCACAAGAAGTATCTGACTTATTCATGTATAAAACAATTATAGACGCGTTAGATAAGCGATTATCAGACACACAAAACACTTTTGATGAATCAGTAGAGTTAATCTATATCTTAAAAGGTTATGAAGGTGAAGATATGAAAGACTTCATGCATAACTTAAAATACTACAAAGCAATTAGTGTTGCAGGGGAAAGTGGTTCCGGTGTAGATACTATTAAAGTAGAAGTGCCTATCGACTCTGTTAAGGAATACACGAAGATGTTACGTGATTACATTATAGAGTTTGGTCAAGGTGTAGACTTCCAACAAGATAAGTTTGGTAATAGCCCTAGTGGTATAGCGCTCAAATTTATGTACAGTAACTTAGACTTGAAAGCTAATAAATTGAAGAATAAAACACTTACTGCATTACAAGAGTTGTTGCAGTACATTATCGACTTCTACAGATTAGATGTGAAAGTGCAAGACATCGAGATTACGTTCAACTTCAATGTAATGGTAAATGAGTTAGAAAACTCTCAAATTGCTATGAATTCTACAGGGCTATTATCTAAAGAAACTATTCTTTCTAACCATGCTTGGGTTGAAGATCCTGTGGCCGAAATGGAAAGAATAGAGCAAGAAAACATAGAACTCAATCAACAACTCCCTGACATTGAGGAGGGATTGAATGGCGAACAACAAAGACAATCCGAAAATAACCAATCAGAATGACATAGATAACTACATCGATAAACTGGTTAATCAAGCAGAGAAAGAAATCGAAATACTATTTGCTAAACGTTTGAAAGAAATCAAACAGATTATTGCGAATATGTACGAAAAGTACGATAGAGATGAACCGCAAGTAACGTGGACTGAATTTAATAAATACAACAGGCTCAACAAAGAACTTAATCGTATAGGACAGATGTTATCTCAAGACTACAGAGAAGTTGCTAAAGCTATTAAACAGTCGCAACAGAACGTCTATATGGAAAAGTACATGATGAGCCTATTTTTGTATGAAGTGGCAAGTCAAACGTCTATGAACTTTGATATACCTACTTCACAGACGATACAGACAGCAATTGAACAACCTATTGAGTTTATTAAGCTAGTCCCTACACTGCAGAAACATCGCGATGATACATTGAAACGTATTCGCATACACATAACACAAGGCATTATGAGTGGTGAGGGATATTCTAAGATAGCTAAAGCATTAAGAAACGATTTAGGTATGTCAAAAGCTCAATCAGTGCGTGTAGCTAGAACAGAAACAGGTCGTGCATTGTCACAAGCTGGATTAGATAGCGCAATGGTAGCTAAAGATAACGGACTTGATATGAAGAAACGTTGGTATGCTACTAAAGATACACGTACAAGAGACACGCACAGACACTTAGACGGACAAACAGTAGGTATTGACGAAAACTTTCACTCAAGTGGTTGTGTAGGTCCTGCACCTAAATTATTTGTTGGTGTAGCTAGTGCAAAAGAGAATATTAACTGTCGTTGTAAGCTACTTTATTACATAGACAAAGACGAACTACCTACAACAATGAGAACTAAAGAAGATGGCGTAATACCTTTCACTAACTATAGAGAGTGGGAGAGAAATAAACGTAAACAGTAATCACTCGACCTTAGCACCGTCGTTAAAAGGCTTCTTTTTTATACAAATCTTTCGTGTCGTTACACGTAAAAAACGTAAAAGGAGCAATCAAATATGGACTTATACGCATTATTAGGGCAATTTAAAGACGGTGAAATTGATAAACAGAAAGTAATTGACGCTATTGATGAATCGAAATCAGGTATGGTACCACGTTCTCGTTTGAACGACAAGAACGCTGAAATCGATGAATTAAAAGCAGAGATTACTAACCGTGACGAACAAATTGCTAAATTACAAGACTCTGTAAAAGATGATAGCGAGTTACAAAAAGAACTCGACGAAGTAAAAAACCAAAACGCAGAGTGGCAAACTAAGTACCAAGAATCACAACTGAATAACGCTGTTAAGTTAGCTGTTGCGAAAGACGCAAACGACGCTGACGACATTCTAGCTTTCATCAATAAAGATGAGTTAGAACTACAAGATGACGGCAATGTAAAAGGGTTAGATAAAGCGATTGAGTCGCTTAAAGAGTCTAAGCCTTATTTATTTGTCGAAAGCAAACCAAGTGGACGCACACCTGATGGCGGTAAAAGCGTAAATGGTGGGTTAACACAAGAAGAATTTAATAACATGAGCGTTGCAGAAAGAACTAATCTATTTGTTAATGATAGAAAGACTTATGACGCTCTAATAAACAATTAGAAAAGAGGTTATAACATATGGCACAAGGAACAACAACTTTAAGTACACAAATCGTTCCAGAAGTATTAGCACCTATGATGCAAGCAGAATTAGATAAGAAGTTGAGATTTGCACAATTCGCAGATATCGACAGTACATTAGTAGGACAACCAGGTGACACTTTAACTTTCCCTGCATTTGTTTACAGTGGTGACGCTACAGTAGTACCTGAAGGGCAAAAAATTCCTGTAGATAAAATCGAAACTAACAGACGTGAAGCTAAAATTCATAAAATCGGTAAAGGTACTGATATTACTGATGAAGCTTTATTATCTGGTTATGGTGATCCACAAGGTGAAGCAGTACGTCAACATGGCTTGGCTATTGCTAATAAAGTAGACAACGACGTATTAGAAGCTTTACGAGGTACGAAATTAACAGTAAGTGGAGATATCGGCACATTAGCAGGTTTAGAAGCTGCTATTGATACATTTGACGATGAAGATTTAGAACCAATGGTATTATTCATTAACCCTAAAGACGCTGGCAAGTTACGTTCTAGTGCTTCTTCAAACT